CACCAGGAACCTGGTGCTGCGCCTGCTAAGTTAGTTTACACAGGTGCCAGCTTTGTGGTACCTGTACACAGCCGGCCGGGGTGCCGAGCGCCTGGATAAGGTGCTAGTCCCTCCGCGCTTCGCCGCCGAGAAGGTCTCCTTCAGCAGCGGCGCTCCGGTCGGTACCCTTCCTTACAAGGAGCGATCCTATGTCGGAAACGGAAAAGAAGCCCATCGTGGTGTCGGAGAACGCGGGGGCGATCGACACGCTCACAGCTGCTCTCCGCTATCTCGTCGTTATCGCTGGTACCATCCCGCTGCTGCTCACCTTCCTCGGCCAGGGCGACGTCGTCGGCCTCATCGCGTATCTGCAAAGCGCCGATGGCGTGAAGTTCACAGCGGCGGTTGTTGCCGTTGTCACGCTGGCCTACGGGCTGTGGAAGACCCGGAAGCGAGGAGCTCAGATCGCCACCGTGGCGATGGATGCTCGCGTGCCGAACGCGGTGGCCAAGACCACGTAGCTATCCGGCGATAGCCGGTAAGCCGGCCCAGCTGGTCCCGACAGCCAGCTGGGCCTTTTTTCTGTTTACAGCCCGGCGCGTTCGAGATAGCCTGTCCGACCCATGCTGAAGAGAGGCGCCTTGACAAATGGATCCGACCCTTGCTTCGCTCACCCTCTCGGACGTGGTGTGGGTGATCTGCGAACGTCATCGCATCGCGCAGCGAGGCACGGTCGTCACCGTCACAGCCGACGCCGTCACGGTTAAGCTGCCTCGGTCGAAGCTGCCGCCGCAGCGATACGATCGAGGGACGGGGATGAGGATCCTGGATGCAGGCCCTCAGCGCAGCAACGACTTCTTCATCCGAACCTCGCTCCCTGCCAGGTTCTACAACAAGAGTGCCCGCCCACCGTACGTCGTGGTCGGTGGCGAGCCGGAGAACGCCCATGCTACGGCCTGACATGGTGATCACCTACGCTAAGACTCGCGGTGAGCAGCGCCTGAGCGACTTCTCAATGCTCATGGACGGGATCAACGTGGGTGGGCGCATCATCGTGGGCGGATGTGAGAAGAACAGCGCCAAGCTCCGGTCCATCATGACGGCCAACCAGCGCCTCGGCATGGTTCTCTCTGTCCAGGAGGTGAAGGACCAGGTGCTGGATCCCTTCGTCACCTTCATCTTCGACACGATGGCCGTGGCGCAAATGATAATGATCGCCAAGAACGAGGCCTTCCACAGCACCGTCGACCAGACTATCAATCTCCTCCAGCAGTGCTGCGTTGAAGAAGGCCACTCGATCGAGACCGGCCTGCAGGTGCTTCGAGAGAAGGCTGACGAAGTCGGCCACCTGTAAGGGATCGGGTCGGCACGATGGCGAGAGCAGCATCCCAGAAGCGCGAGCGAAGCACCGGCGGCGGCGGCGAGACCAAGCTCGCTGTGACCAAGCTCGCTGCCTCAGGCCTCACGATGACCCAGGCCACCGAGCTCGGGATGGAGGTGCTGACCGCCGCTGCTACCACGAACCTTCACAAATCATTCGATGCTAAAGCCAGCCTGAAGATCAACTACTTCAGCATTGATGACAAGCCTCTCAAGCCCCGACCCGGCTGGCCAGCATTCTATCGCCTCCGGTATCTTGAAGCCTCGGAGGAGGGCCGGGTCAGCTTCGCTCAGCAGACGGACGAGAAGCCTCGGCGCTATGTCAACGAGCCCGAGGCCGGTGTCGCTGCCTACTTCCCTCGCGTGGTCGACTGGCGCGAGCTGGCCGAGAACCCGGACGAGCCGCTGATCTTTACCGAGGGCGAGCTGAAGGCGGCCAAGGCCACGATTGAGGGCTTCCCGACTATCGGCCTCGGTGGCGTCTTCAACTTCCGGGCCGTGAGGCAGGGCATCCCGTTCCTGCCCGAGCTAGACCAGATCAACTGGGTCAAGCGCTACGCGTACATCTGCTTCGACTCAGACTTCCGCACCAACGCCAACGTGTGCCTGGCCCTGAACATGCTCGCCGAGGAGCTCGAGGCGCGCGGCGCCATTCCGATGGTGCTCTCGCTGCCCGACGTGGTTGAGGACAGCAAGACTGGGCTGGACGATCTGCTCGTCTCCGCGCCGCAGGCGACGCAGCTGCTCAAGCAGCTCCTGCGTGAGGCTGAGCCGCTGGGCCTGGCGCGGCCGCTCTGGCAGTTCAACGACAAGGTGGTCTACGTCCAGGATCCTGGCTTGGTCATCCGTCGCTCGAGCCACCAGAAGATGAGCCCAGCTGCGTTCAAGGAGCACGCGTTCTCCACGGTCAGCTACGTCGAGCAGACGATGGGCTCGGACGGCGAGATGCGGTACAAGAAGGTGCCCGCAGCTCCGGCCTGGATCAAGTGGCCGCTGCGGGCCGAGGCCACGAAGGTGGTTTACAAGCCGGGCCAGCCTGAGATGGTGCCCGACAAGCACGGCGAGGCGTACAACATCTGGAAGGGCTGGGCGTGCCGACCGGAGAAGGGCGACGTGGCGCTGTGGGTCGCCTTGCTCGATCACCTGTTCCAGGGCGTCGACAAGGAGGACCGGATCTGGTTCGAGCGCTGGCTGGCCTACCCGCTCCAGTTCCCTGGCACCAAGCTCTTTAGCGCCAGCGTCATGCACGGCATCCACCACGGCACGGGCAAGAGCCTCGTGGGCTTCATGATGGGTCGGATCTACGGCGACAACTTCGTCGAGATCAGTCGCAAGATGCTCGAGAGCGGGAACAACGACTGGGCCGAGGCGAAGCAGTTCGTCCTGGCCGACGAGGTGACCGGGAGCTCGAAGCGCGAGTTCAACGACATGCTCAAGAAGATGATCACGCAGGAGCGCATGCGGATCAACATCAAGTACGTCCCGACGTTCGACATCGAGGACGTCATCAACTACTACTTCACGAGCAACCACCCCGACGCGTTCTTCATGGAGGACAACGAGCGCCGCTACTTCATCCACGAGGTGAAGGCCAAGCCGCTCGACCTCCAGTTCTATCAGCGCTTCGACGAGTGGATGAAGCGCGGCGGCGGGCCCGCGGCCGTGTTCCACCACCTGCTCAACCTGAAGCTCGGCGACTTCAATCCGTACGCGCCCGCTCGCAAGACTCGAGCGCTCGAGCGAATGATTATGGACACCAAGTCTGACCTCGGCAGCTGGGTGCTTCGCCTCAAGGAGGACCCTGAGGGCATGCTTCGGGTGGGTCAGGTGCCAGTCACCAAGGATCTCTTTACGAACCGTGACCTGCTGGAGATCTACGATCCTGACGGGCGGACTGGCACCACGGCCAACGGGCTCGGGCGAGAGCTTCGCCGAGCTGGCTTCCCGCAAGCGTACGACGGCCACCCGCTGCCAGGTCCGAACGGGGCGGATCGTTACTATATCCTTCGAAACCGAGAGGTGTGGCTCCACGCGGATCGGAAGAAGCTGGTTAAGCACATCAACGCATTCCAGCGCAAGCGAGCGAAGAAGATGGGGGCGCAGAAGTTCTGACAACACTATGTACACGCGTGACGCGTAAGGATAAGGCAAATGGTGCTGAGGGAGCCGTCGCGCGTGACATTCCCCAGCCCGCAATGAAAGGAATGACATGCCCAAACTGACCGACGACCCGAAGGTGCAGGAGCTGATCGCGAAGGCGGAAGCTCGCGGCGCCAATAACGAGCGCAAGCGCATCAACCAGATCATCAAGGACTCGACGGCCGAAGCCGGCGAACTCGAGGAAGCTGGCGCCAAGAAGGCGGCGAAGACCGCTCTCAAGGGCGTCAAGGACCGGATCCGCGACGAGGCGTAAGCCACTCGCCAACCAAGGAGAAAGCGCATGCGCGCCTACACCGTCACCCATCCCGGCCTGCCTCAGAAAGACGGCGACACCAAGCCATTCCTCAGGTACGCCGGAACGCAGTCCGACGCCGCTGCTGTCAAGCGCGACGTCTGGGATGAGCACCGTGACTCGAACTCCGTCAAGCGAAACGACATCGCGATTGACGAGATCGAGATCCCGACCGACAAGAAGGGTCTCATCTCGTGGCTCAACGAGAACGCGATCGCCTGATGGACCAGGAGCCTCTCCCGCCCGAGGGCCAGACCGACAATGGCAGTCGGGAGTACTACGCGACCGACGGCAACATCGAGTGCTACCAAGCGCTCCGTGCTTGCCTCGGGCGGGAGGGGTACCTTGCCTGGCTGCGTGGCACCATCATCAAGTACAACTGGCGCCTGACGAAGAAGGGCTGCGCCCTGGAGGATGCCATCAAGATCGGCTGGTACTCCCGCGAGCTTGAGCGGGTGCTAGCTGACCACACGGCGTGAGCCTCGCTCTCCTCGGTCTGACGACGGGCGCCACCGAGGAGGACGTTCAAACCCGTTATCGAGAGCTGGCGAAGCAGGCCCACCCTGACAAGGGCGGCTCGGTCGAGGAGTTCCAACGACTCAAGGAGCTTCGGGACAACGCCCTCAGAGAGGTGGCCTACGGGTCAAGCCTAGCGAAAGCTCGGCTCCAGCTCGACGCCCTCAGAGAAGCCGCAAGGGGAACCGTGTGCCCGCGATGCGATGGCAGCGGGTACTCG